GTACTATTACTGAAGGTCAGTCAGAACCTATTTCTGGCGTAACGGCTACTGGATCTGTAGGATCGTTAACACCCAGTGTATCTATCGCTGTAAGTGGCGTTACGTCCACGACTTCAGTTGGTAATGTTCTAGACCTTGATACTGGCAGCATTTCTGGGGTTACAAGCACAACATCGACTGGATCGGTCACACCCAGCAAAACAAACGCCTTAACAGGGGTCAGTTCTACTACTTCTGTAGGAGCGGTGGTTAGCAACATCACCATCGGGCTATCTGGGGTCACAAGCACAGCATCTGTAAATTCAGTTACAGCTGGTCGGTCATCTGCTCTGAGTTCGGTCACTTCAACGGCGCAGACAGGGACCATCTTTGCTTTTACTTTGATCGGAATATCTGGGGTTACAAGTACTACGTCTACAGGGACGATGGTAGCCAGTGTTCCGGTTACGGTTGCTATTACGGGAGTAAGTGCTACTGCATCTGTAAACAGCTTGCAACCGGGCGTATCTACGTCCATAATTGGGCAGGTCATCACTGGGTCTGTAGGTACGCTTGGGATCGTTAATTGGGTTCTTATTGATGATTCAGAGAACGCAAATTGGACGACCATAAATGATGCAGAGGCGGCAAGTTGGGCAGTTATTAACAATGCCCAAACAGCTTCATGGGCAGCGACCAGCGATTCATCTACACCGGGTTGGTCTACAATTGATGACTCAGAAACGGCTAACTGGGAACTCGTGGAAACACAATAAGGATTTATCGTGGCATTAGTTTTAGCAGATCGAGTTCAGCAGACAGGTACGGCCAATACCACGGTCAGCTTTACGCTTTCAGGATCTGTAACTGGCTATCAATCGTTTTCGGTTATTGGTAACACCAATACGACTTATTATTCTGCAACAGACTCTTCTGGAAATTGGGAAGTTGGTCTTGGTACTTACTCCACAACTGGCCCAACGCTAACCCGCACCACAATTTTTTCGTCTAGCAACTCTGGCAGTGCAGTGACGTTTAGCGGCACGGTCAATGTGTTTGTTACTTTCCCAAGTGAAATTGTCTCTACGGCCCCAGTAACCGTCACAACCAGTACATACACCGTTGGTACAACTGATGTATGGATCATTAACAACTATGCTGGTACTATGACGGTGACGTTGCCAACTGCTGCTAGTTATTCAGGGCGTGTTTTGAATTTCCAAAACTACCAAGCCTATACGGTGGTGTCGGCATCTAGTAACGTAGTTCCAATAGGCGGCGGCAGCGCCAGCACTGCCATATTAAATGCAATTGTTGGAGATCAATGCACTTTGGTGTCTAATGGAGCCAACTGGGTTTTAACTCAATACATACCTAACAACATCTTGTTGCAGGGCTAATCTATGACCACTTACTCACAAGACCTACGACTCTCACTTATTGCTGATGGCACTCAAGTCGGCACATGGGGAGACACCACCAACGCTAACTTAGGCACTCTCATTGAGCAAGCGATTGCTGGTGTGTCAGGCGGTCCTAGCACTACTGGTACGTATCCATCTATTACGATGCCATCGGATGCTAACTATGCTCTGACGGCCAATAATGGGGCGGTTGACCAAGCTCGTAATGCGGTCATTGTGATTAACAGCACTCCAACGCTTTCACAAACACGTTATATCATTGCGCCAGCTGGGGCCAGCAAAGTCTACATCGTTAAAAATAGTACATCAGGTAGTCAAGCAATTGCTATGTCCTACGGGACAACTGATGCACCTACGGGAGCTGCGGTAAGCGTAGCCAATGGAACGACCAGCATTGTTTATGGTGATGGCACAAACTTTTACGGCGTTAGCGCATCTGGTGGTGGCGGGGGTGGTAGTAGCATTGCTATTAACGAACAAGCGTTTGTAGCCACAGCAGGCCAGACTGTATTTAATCTGACCAGCTTTTCGTATACACCCGGCATCAATTCTTTGCAGGTCTACGTCAACGGCCTGAAACAAGTTCTGGGTGAAGCGTATACAGAAACCTCCACTACATCGTTTACGTTTGTTACTGGGTTAAATGATGGTGCTATTGTTGAAGCCCTTGGTGGTGCGGCATTGGCTCAAAGCATTTCGGCGTTAAATGTATCCTACAACGAAGGCGGCACAGGCGCAGTCACCACTACGGTTCAAGCTAAGTTGCAGCAGTATGTTAGCGTTAAAGATTTTGGCGCTGTTGGTGATGGAACAACGGATGATACGGCTGCTATACAAGCCGCATACAATGCTGTTAATACGTCAACTGGCAGCAAAGGCGTATTTTTCCCTTCTGGCACTTATTTAATTAGCAGCACAATTAATTGCACACCTAATTACGGAACAACTGTTCCTCAACTGTTAGGCGAAGGTGCAGACACTACAAAGATTGTGGCTAAATCTGGATTTGGTGCAAATCCTTTATTTACGCATACTGGTAGTAGTCCATCAAAAAACAGTAAGTGGCAAGGTGTTTCAATTAGTGGTACATCAGCAGCCGATGGACAATGGGGTATCCATCATGTTAATACGTGTTTTGTTAATTACGATGGAATTTATTTTTCAGAGCTAGAGTGTGCCGTTAGATTTGAAAATCAAGGTGGCGGTTTTACCGAACAAAATGTATTAACAAATTGTTGGTGTGCAAACTCTTATTATTTTATTACGTTTGCTCGACAAGTTGGTTCAACTCAAAACAGTTTTCGTGGAACAGGCCTTGCATCTGAGTGCCACATGGATTTAACAACATATACGCAAGCACGAATGATGCGAGTGTATTACGTTAATTCTTTAGCTTGTAATTGCTACAACACACCGTTAAATGGTTCAATTTGGATTGGTTCTGCTCAAGCGGTTATGCAGAATGATGGGCCAACGTCAATTCGTGCCACAGGCACATTGCGTTATGAAACTTCCGCAAATCCTTGGACATTTGGCACAGGCAGCGCACTTTGCACAGACTATTTCACAGGGGTTTTGGTTGGTCTTGCATACAATCCTGTTGGCAACACTTGCAATCTTGAAGGCTTAATTAACCAATCTATGCTGAATCAGACAGGTACATTTACGCCTGTTTTGACAGCTAGCGGTGGTTCTTTGTCAACTTCATACGCCGTAGCGGGGCAACAAGGTTATTTTTCCGTTAACGGTAAAGTTTGCACATTCCAAATCTTTTTAAATGTAACTTCTGCATCTGGTGGAACTGGTAATGTGGGTATTGATGGGTTCCCATTTTTACCTGCTACATTGCCTATTTCTGGTGGCGTTTCACCTGTTTCTTTTACTCCTATTTATCCCACAGGAATAACATATACAAATCAGTTGTTATTAGGTGCTGTCCCAAGCAATACATATCAGCTAATTTATACCGCACCAAGTGCAGGTTCATTGACAAACTTCCAATGGTCATCAATGCCATCATCATTCTCAATGAGAATTTATGGCTCTTACATTATTGCGTAAATGGCTAATACCAAAATATCAGCATTAAGCTCGGCATCTACGCCATTGTCGGGTAGCGAGATCGTTCCTGTCAATCAGTCTGGAACAACTGATAGTGTTACTGTTGCCAACTTGACTGTTGGCCGAGATGTAAACACAGCTCGTTTAACAGTCGGTACTGGTGTTGATGCCTTAACAGGTAACGGTACTGGTCAGGTAATTCTTACTGGCGCTGGTCAAACATTACAAACACCAGGAAAACCAACTCTTTACCATAAAAACAGCGTTGGTTTAGGCATACATTCTGATTATGCGATTGATATTGAAGTAAATGGAGGGTCATCAACTATTGTTGCTTATCAAGTTGACCCTACTGGAAACATCATTCAAAAAGTAGCAGGTAAAGGCATCAACTTCACAGCCAACACTCCCGCATCGGGGATGACAAGCCAGAATTTGACTTGGTATGAAGAAGGTACTTGGACGCCAGCATTAGGTGGCACATGGCTTACAAATCCAACTGGATTAGCAGGCGCTTATGTGAGAATTGGTAGGCAAGTGACAATTCAACTTATATTTGTTGGAGGCACAAAATCTACTGCTGTTTCCGGTTACTTTACAGGATTGCCTTTTCCTACAAATTACATTGCATCTGGAACTGTTACTGATACAGATATAACAAATCGTGGTCAATGCCTTGCGGCAAACACTAACAGAATATGGGTAACAAATACTACTTTTAGTGCTGGAAATAATATATGTTCTGTTACATACATGACTTAATTGGAGCTATAAATGTCACTTACTAAAGCTAGTTATTCAATGATTACAGGCGCTGTAATCAATGTTTTAGATTATGGAGCCATAGGTAATGGAATAGCTGACGATACTGCGGCTATTACTGCTGCGGTTACTGCTGCTTCTGCTGGTTCTACTGTTTATTTTCCAGTAGGTACTTATAAAGTTACATCAGGAATTACTGATGGCGGCAAAGCAATTATGTTTGCTGGTCAAGGCAATGGTTCAGTCATCACAGGTGGAGGATTTGCCATACTGTCATTGACAACCGAATTTTCTTCCGCACAAGACTTAAAAATTGTTGCTTCAAGTTATAGTGCAAATACGATTGGAATTGATGTTGCTAACGGAACGAGTGGAGTTGACAACTTTACAATTCGCAGATGTTCTATTTATGGTTTTTTCCAATATCCTTATGTTGGAAAAGGCATCCGAATGTATTTTGGTATAAAAGGTGCTATTCATGATTGCGTAATTCAATTTTGGGATAGAGGACTTAGTTTTGAAGCTGTAAATATCAACACTAAACCAAATGCTAACAGCATATTTGCTAACAAAATTAGACAAAACATTACTGGAGTTTATGTTGATACTGTTGACGATTTGTATCTAGCGCATAATACTCTTGAATCAAATGAAACGTGTTTACATAGCGTTGGTATGTCTGGCGCAAGCACTTATGTAATGGCAACTAACAATCATTTTGAGGCTACTTCTGGTTCAAATCCTATTAATGTTTTGCTTGCAAACACCAGTTTTCATTCATATGCAAACGTATATTACGGCGCTAATCCAAATTGTGATATTTTTGTAGATACAAGTCCTTATTACAATGGAACAATAACAAGCTATTCGGATTACATTCAAAATGGAGTCTTTAATAGTTCAGCAGGGAAGATTTATTTACAAGACTCATTACCTGACAACAATCGTTCGTCAGGTGGTGGCGGCCCTGCTCCAATTGTTCGTCCAAGCACAAATCTTGTTTCGCCTACACTTCTTGGGTCATGGGTTAATGTTGGCTCATTTTATGCAACAGCAGCATATTACAAAGATGGATGGAACAGAGTTTATTTGTCTGGAATGGTAAAATCTGGCTCAGGTTCAATTTTTACTTTGCCGACAGGGTTTAGACCATTAAAAGTGCATCTTTTTACAGTTGCAGCTTCAGATGCGTTTGGAACAGTTACTGTTACTGATACAGGTATTGTTTCTTTTCCGTTAGGATCATCATCAACTTATGTCAGCTTAGATGGTATTAGTTTTTTAGCTGAACAGTAATTAATTAACTTGAAAGAAAATTAAAATGGCACTCTCAAAAGACATTCAATTTACAGCGCATGGCAGTTTTATTATTGTAGCTAGCAATTCTTATATTCGTGTTGACCAAATTTCAGGCAATAAAAATGAAATTTCATGCAATGTAAATTTTTACAAATCATCAGATGAACAAATTGCATTTAAAGGCGATATTTACAAATTTAAACCTAATTTATCTAGTGAAAATTTTATTGCTCAAGCATATAACTATTTAAAAACTTTGCCAGAATTTTCTGGTGCAACTGATTGCTAATCATGGCTATCACATACAAATGGTCAATCCCTAAGATGACGGTGAACCCATCTGTTGATGGCAAGACCGATGTAGTGATCTATGCCGATTGGATGTGTGTCGGTACGGATGACGTTAACAACTTGACCGCTGCGGCTGCTGGAACGGCTAAGTTGGGTGAGCCAGCTAATCCATTTACAGCTTACAACGACTTGCAAGAAGAACAAGTTTTAGCTTGGTGTTTTGAGCCTGTAACGTATAGCGTTACAGACCTAATTACCAACACAACCACTACAATTACGACTAATCTGCAACCAGACACAGAAGCCCAAGTAGCGGGTCAATTAGCTCGTCAACTGGCTGCTATTGCTGCTAACCCACCTCTGCCTTGGATTAAACAGGAAACAACATCATGAGCAATCCTTTAAATGTTACATACGTTGACCTTGTTGGACCAACAATATCTGCTGCTTGGTTAAATGCAGTTAGTGCTGTTGCATTAGCTGTACAAGGAACTACTCCTACAAACATTACATCTACGTCTGGTCAAACAGTGTTTACTGTTCCTAGTAGCGCAGTAGGTATTGTTTACATAAACGGTATCTATCAAATACCTGGAGTTAGTTTTAGTCGTACTAACAGTACTACTATTACCTTTAGTTCTGGTGTTCCTATTAACGCTATCGTTACTGTGTTGTGAGGCTGGCATGGAAAACACTACAACCGTTAGCCACGAACAGATCTACGAACGACTGATTAAAGTTGAAGCTAAAGTAGATGCTATTGAGAAGAACACTAAAGAACTTATAGAAGCATTTTCTGCCCTTAAGGGTGCTCTAAAAGTTCTAGACTGGATTGCTTCTTTAGCTAAACCTATTGGCATCATTACTGTGGTTGTAGGTGCTATTACTGTGGCCTGGCATTCTTTAACAGGAAAGTAATAATTGAAGACTAGCATGTACTTGGGTTTACCGCTACCCATTATTAGCGGCTTTAAAGGAACTACCATGTTGTTTACTACCGAAGAAGATGTCCGTTTCCGTGCTGTTGAATTGGCTATTGATACCGTTGGTCACGAAGATGGCGAATGGGTTGAGTTGGCTGATTTGATCGTTGCTTTTGTCAATGACGATATCGAATGGATCGACATTGAAGAAGACGAAGAAGAAGTTTCTGAAGACGAAGAAGAAGGGGAAGAAGAGAATGTTTAACTTTACACACACTGCTGAAGAGCTGCGTGACTTGATTCAATGTATGGAAGCTCGTATTGCAGCCATGCAAACTCACGTTCAAAAGCTTGTACAACAAGCTAATGAACAAGCAGCTCCACCTGCTGCAACTCCTGCTGTTGAAGAACCAAAACCTTCTACTAAGAACGTTTAATTTTTTAACAATCTAAATGATTGATCCAATTACAGCCCTAGCAGCAATACAGTCTGCCGTAAAACTCGTCAAGAAGATGAGTTCGACGGTGGACGATGTTGCCTCGCTAGGTCCTGTATTGGGCAAATACTTTGATGCTAAGAACAACGGTGTCCAAGCAATTAAAGAAGCCAAAGATTCTGGTCAAGCTTCTAACATGGGCACTGCCATTCAGATTGAAATGGCTCTGGAACAAACTAAACAGTTTGAGTCTGAGCTTCAAATGCTATTCATGCAAGCGGGGAAAGTAGATGTTTGGAACAACATTAAAAGTCGTGCAGCCAGCATGGACAAAGCTGACAAGTATGCTGAACAAGCTGCTAGAGATCGTGCTAACAAAATTAAAAAAGAACAAGAAGAAGCAATGATCATTGGCTTAGTCCTTGTGTTGCTTGTTGTGTTATTTGTTGGTGGTTACTATGTAGTCTCAGACATTGTTGAGACTGCTAAAAAAGAACAGCATCATGGCTACAAGCACAAGAACTAAAAGACAAGAAGACTTTATGTCCCGCCATTGGCGAGGACTTATGGGCTTTACTTATTGCTTCATTTGTTTCTTTGACTTTGTTGTTGGTCCCTGTTTGTATCTGTACGTACAACAGTTTGAGACACAAGCTGCCAACGATGCTTATCGTCAATGGCAACCTATGACACTGCAAGGTGGTGGTCTGTTCCACCTAGCTATGGGTGCTGTCATGGGTGTATCTAGTTGGGGTAAAACCCAAGAACGAACTGCAGAAAGTAAACCTAATGTTTCTTAATCCATACTTCTGGTTGTTCCTAGTAACAACTTGGCTAGCCTGTTTGTTTGGTGGATATGAATATGCCCAACGTGGGATAAGTGAAGAACGTGCCGCAGCTCAAGCGGCTTTAACTGCAGCAAACCAAAGATCAAAGGAGATCAGTGATGAACGAAACAGAACAGTTGCCAACATTTCTAGCAATTTGGCCTCTACGCAAGCCAAGGCTAATCAAGCTGCTGCAGAGCTTAGGAATCATATTGCCTCTGGCTCTGTTCGGTTGTCAATCGCCGGTTCCTGTAGTAGCCCAATGTCCAGTGATCCCACCACTGCCAATAGCAATAACGCCGGAAGCTGCAACATTGACCCAGGAGCTGCTCAAGCTCTTGTCTCCCTCACAGAACGAGGCGACAACGCCATCGAAAAACTAAACGCCTGTATTGCATCCTATAACTCACTACTGGAACCTAAACAATGAGCTGGTTAGAAATTGCTGCACAAGAAATTAAACGTCACGAAGGTTGTAAGCTAACTGCTTATCCTGATCCTGCTACAGGTGGTGATCCTTGGACTATTGGCTATGGTGCTACTGGTTCTGACATTGAGAGGGGTACTGTGTGGACACAAGAACAAGCTGAAGAAGACTTGTTAGGTCGTCTGCATACACTGGGTGATCGCATTGATGCTGTTACTCATGTGCCTTTGAATGACAATCAGAAAGCTGCTATCTGTTCATTTGTTTACAACGTGGGCATGGGTAACTACAAAGGTAGCACTATGCTTCGGTTGATTAACAACAGTGACTTTGATGGTGCTGCAGCAGAGTTTGATAAGTGGAACAAAGCTGCTGGTAAAGTTCTTCCTGGTTTAGTTACTCGTAGAGCAGAAGAATCTAAATTGTTCCTCGCTTGACATACTGGCGTAA